AGAAACGGAAGACGTAGCGCGTGAAGACCAGCTGTTCCTCGATGACGCATTAGGAAAACCGGCTTCTTATGCACCGGCTTCTGGGAATATCGAAGAGGTGAACGAGCGTTTCAACGAAGATTTACAGCGACAAATTGACGGTTCTTTGCCTAAAGGGCATGTTTACAAGCTGGGGAATCCGTCCAGGTTTTTACAGGCTGCGGGATTCCCTTATCTGCCAATAGAGTTACGTGCAGATAAATTGGCGACTAAAGCATCTGAGAAATATAAAAGTAACCATCCTTTCAATTTGACAAGTGTAGAGAATCTTCCACAAGCTATAGCCAATCCGATAGCGGTATTTGACAGCAAAACACGAATTGATGCAAAGGTCGTTTTAACAGAACTTGAAAGCAATGGAGATAATTTTGTTGTGGCTATACAGGTGAACCGTAAGGTTGGCAATATTGAAATCAATTCTGTGCGTAGTATTTATCCGAAGGACTATGTTAAGGATATCTATTCATGGATAAACGATGGTTTACTAAAATGGGTCGACAAGAAAAAAGCTACTGATTTTATATCAAATAGCAGTACTCCCGCTAACGTTGATGATAAAAACAGTAGCTTTTCATCTGCCACAAAGATAGTGGAATCTTTTGTAAATCCAACCCTTGACGAGGGAAAAATATCGTCTGCCGTAGATGAATTGGCAAGTGGCCTACATATTCCGATACACATCATCCGGGATGTAAACGATATCACGGACGATAACAAAGATACTCAACGGAAGAAACGAGGGTCCAAAGGTTGGTATGATATGGAAACTGGCGAAGTATATTTGGTTTTGCCCAATGCCGAAAGCATCGCCGACGCACAAGCGACCATTTTACACGAGGTCGTTGCGCATAAAGGGCTTCGCGGACTATTAGGAGAAAAGTTTGACGACATGATGGATTCTGTCTATCGCAACCTACCGGAAGATGTGCGCCGTAAGGTTACCCGTGCCGGACTTTCCCGCTATGGGGGAGACTTCAGGATCGCGACGGAAGAGTATTTGGCTTCTGTTGCAGAAAACGGTGTATCCGAGCCGTCCATTTGGCAAAAGATAAAATCGGCCATCCGCGGATTTTTCCGGTCGTTGGGAATCGATTTGCGTATGCGGGATGAAGATATTGCTTATATGTTATGGAAGAGTAAGAACCGTCTTGAAAAAGGTGATTCGCTTGTTACGATCATTCATAAAGTGGCCAAAGATGGAAATATGCGTGATACATTATTGTTCCGTGATTCGTTGGTTAGTAGCGGAACGATGCTTGCCACTTCGGCAGAAGAACGTCGTAGCATGGTTAGGGCTATTAGAAGCGTGATAGAAGGATTGAAATCAGCCTCACCATCATCCCGGAAGTTCTATCAGCGTTTCCGGGAAGGTTATCAAGATAGGATGATTGCGCTTCGTGAGTTCCAAAAAGAAGTAGAAAAAGAGACTGGACATAAGATACGGGATTTTGAGAATGCGTATGTATATGAAAATACAGCCCAGTCGAAAAGCCAGTATGATGTGGAAAAATTCAAGGAGACGGAGTTTAAGAAGCTGGTGGATGAAGTATCCCGGCTGTCTACTGTGGACGGCCATTTTGATGCCCAGAGAAATCGCGATGTTGAAAACTATATGATGATCAAGCATGGACTTGAAAGGAACAAGAAAATGAGAGAGGATGAGCTGGAGAAGTACAGAAGACGGAAGGAGGATAAACTTGAGCGTGTTAAGAAAGAAATGGAAGATTTCTTCACGGAAAAGGAAAAATCAGGTAATTATTCGTCTAAACAGCTTGAAAACATGAGAAAGACCGTTGATAAGAGAATAGAGGAAAGGGAAAATGAAACGTCTGACCTTATAGAGAAGAAACGGATGTCGCTTGAATTGAAGGACTTCTCCGGTCTTACAGCTCTCAGTAAAGAAATTTTTGATTCTGATATGATGGAAGAGCAAAAGCTGAAAGACTGGGCTGAAAAATATGAGAATAGCCACAGCACTAATGGCCTATGGAAAGCGGTGGAAGCTGCCACACAGGCAACGCTGGAAAAGATGTACCAGACGAACTTGATCGGCCGTGAGGAGAGGGATAATCTGCAAAATATGTACGAATATTATATCCCTTTAAAGGAATGGGATGAAACGACGGCCGGCGACCTGTTCGACTATTTCGATGCGGACAAGGATATTGTGTCGAACCCGATAAAGAAAGCCCGTGGGCGTAAGTCAAGGGCTGGTGCCGTACTTGCCAACATCGCTCATGATTACGAAAGCGCTACGATGATGGGGTATAAGAATCTGACAAAACTCCGTTTTGCCAATCTGGTAAGAAATAGTAAGACAAAAGCAGCTGCAGTTTCTAACCAGTGGTACGTAAAAAGTGGAGTAGATGCGGAAGGCAATCCTATGTGGGAGGCTGTTTCGGCCGAAGGTCTGGTGGAAGATCCGGCAGAAAATGCCAAGATCATTAATGATTTCGAGGAAAAGATGAAGGATCTGCGGGAGAAAGGTGAGGCGAAGACTCGTCGCGAAGTGCTTACCCTCGGTGTCCCCGTCAAGGATTGGCAAGAGAAACAACATACTGTCCGTGTAAAAGAAGGAGGCCGTGATTTGCTTGTTTACATCAATGGAGATCCTCGTGTATCACAAGCTATTAATGGGCTAAATAACCAGAATTTGAATAATAGTGTGCTAAAAGCACTGAACCGGATCCGGCAGTTTATGATGCTTAATTACACCTCACGCTCTGTGAACTTCATCATGCGAAATTTTGTCCGTGATTTGTTCTATACCAATACGATGAATTTCGTAAGATACGGAGCTGGATTCGAAGGCCGATATCTGAAAAATATCATACCGGCCATAAGGTGTATTGCGCGTGTTTCGTTTGGCTTTGAGGAAAAGGGGGCGAAAGCCAAACAAATGCGTTCGTCTTACGAAACCTTTTTGAAAGGTGGTGGACGTACGGGATTTGTAGCAGTTATGGAGTATGAAAAGTATAAACGTGAGGTTGACCGGATGGTTCGTAAAAGTGCTGGCGGTAGGTTACAAGTAAAAGATGTGTTCAATATGCTGGGAGGTTATTTCGAAACCGTCAACTCTATTATAGAAAACACGTCCCGTTTTGCGACTTATCTGGCTGCCAAAGAAACCGGCATGTCGGAACTACAAAGTATTAGCGCGGCCAAGGAAGCATCCGTGAACTTCAATCGGAGAGGAAGTGGAGCAATGGGTGCTGTGTGTGCGCAGAACTTCTATTTCTTCTTTAATGCGGCCGTTCAGGGATCGCATAATTTCCTTGGTGCAGCGAAAGCAAATCCTGGCCGTGCTTCGGCGGCGATCGCCATGTGGGCAACACTGGGATTTGCCTATAGTATGTTGACGGACCTTCTGTTGGGGGATAACGATGAATATAACGAGATCCCAGATTATGTACGGCAAAACAATGTGATTATTCCGGTAGGAGAAGGAAAATATGTTCTTTTGCCCTTATCTGTGGAACTTCGTGCTTTGTATGGATTGGGTGATATGAGTGCACAATATCTTCGTGGTGAATATAAGGGGCGCAGCTTTACTGCTGATGTGACGGGCAGGATGATGACACTGCTTCCCTTCTCATTCGAAGCTGAAGGCTCAGATAATTGGCTAGAAACAGCAATACGAGTATTTACTCCGGATATGTTTACCCCGATCACCGATGCATACCTTTGGAATCAGAACTTTTTCGGGAAACGGATCACGGGGCGCAACGAGTTTAATAAGTATGTTCCAGAATATCATAAGGTAACGACTGGAACCAGCAAAGCGATAATCAAAGCCTCCGAACGGCTGAATAGTCTGTCGGGAGGTGATTATGCCTCTAAAGGAAAATTGGATTATGCTCTTTTGAATCCTTCTGCCGTAGAGTACCTTTTCGAACAGTACTTAGGTGGCGTAGGTAAAGCCATTGCTCAATGTTACAAAACGGTGGAAGGCGCAGTAACCGGAGATGTGCAGCTTAGGAATATCCCAGTTGTGAGCGGGCTGACCTATGACACAGAAAATATGGTTCCGCGTAATTATACAAACGAACGCTATAACCATTACGTGAAAGAGTATGAAGAGATGCAGAGTAGGGATAGGATGTACCGTAAAGGGCTCGAAGGGGGTAAGGACCTGTCGGGTAATTACAAATCCTTTGCCAATAGTCGTGCATACCGACGTTATCAAACGACCGGCTTTTATAAAAAAGCGATTGAAAGTATGTATGATATGGCCCGCTTGATGGATGGAGAAGAAAAGAAAGCTCTTTACGAACAGGCGAGAAAGACAAAAGAAATGATGATTAACGAATTAGACAAAATAGGAGATGAATAGAAAGTTTTATAACCGTAGATTGAAACCGGGAGTGGAGCGGGGTGGTCGCACCCGGTCAGCTATTAGTTTGACAAAGGCTACAGATGTGCTGAAAGAGGCTGAAAATGCTTGGTGGGGACTTAGTGAGGTTCGCAAGAAGGCTGCACGTTCCCAGATGTATGGATTTGAAGATCAATGGGGCGATCTTGTTATTGATCCTGCAAGTGGGAAGAAAGTGACAGAAAGTGCATATATTCGATCGCAGGGTAAAGTGCCTTTGAAAAACAATGTCATTCGCCCGATTTTGAAAAATATCGACGGACAATTCCGAAATAACCAAACGAAGCCCGTTTGTGTTGTTAGGGACAAAAGGGAAAGTAAGATTGGAGAAATGATGAGCATTGCAATTGAGTATTGCCATCAGATCAACGAAACGACGGAAATGGATGCTGCAAGTTTGACGAATCTTATGCTTTCAGGGTTATGTGCCCAACGGGTAGAGTACGGCATGAATCCGGCTAAACAAAATTTGGATGTGTGGGTTTATCCAACCAATACTTATCGGTTATTCTTCAACACGGATATAGAAGATCCTCGGACATGGGATCTTCGTATTATCGGGGAAATGTATGATATGACTCTTTCGGATATTGTGGCCGCATTTGCCCGTGATAAAACAACCTGTGATGATATTTATCGGATTTACGGTGATCACAACGGGGCTACCTGGGCTGATTCGTTTGGATTACAAGGGGACCAGAACAAAAATATGGATTTTTATATGCCGTCCCGTCCAGATCTTTGCCGGGTGATCCTTGTTTGGAAAAAGGAAAGTCGGGAAGCACTTTTTTGCCGTGACCTATTGAGTGGGGAATGGTGGTATTCCAATCTTTCCGATAGAAAATCGATAGATGTTTTAAATAAGCAGCGTATGGAAGAAGCTTTAGCTAACGGCATGGACCCGGAAGATGTGCTTCTTGTGGAATATACCTATTCAATTGAGCAATATTGGTACTATCGTTACATGACTCCGTTCGGAGATGTGCTACAGGAAGGGCGTTCACCTTACTGGCATAAAGAGCATAATTACATATTGAACATTTATCCGTTTGTCAATGGTAAAGTCTTTAATTTTGTTGATGACTTTATTGATCAGCAAAAGTACATAAACCGGACGCTTACGATGATCGATTTTATTCGTTCGTCTACTGCGAAAGGACTTCTCATTGTGGATGAAGATGCTTTTCAGGGAATGAGCCGGGAGCAGATTGTAGATGAATATGTGCGTTATAATGGTGTGCTTTTTGTTCGTCTTAAACAGGGCCAGAATATACAGAATATCGTTCATCAATATAACGGTTCTGCGGCTGTTGCCGGAGATTACGAACTATTGAACTTACAATTGAAACTTATCAATGATATTTCTGGTGTAAATTCTGCAATGCAAGGCCAAACGCCATCTTCTAATACGCCATCTTCGCTTTATGCCCAGCAGGTTCAGAATTCAAGTATGAATGTTAAAGGCTTGCTTGATTCTTTTCGTAATTTTCAAAAGAAGCGAGACAATAAAGTGATGAAGACGATTCAGCAATTTTATACTTCTGCTCGATATATAGACCTTGCCGGATCGGACTATTCGAAAGAAAGTAAATGGTATGATCCGGAAAAGGTGCAAGATTCAGAAATAGATGTCTATATTACGGAAGGTTCTAATACTCCGGTTTATCAAATGGTGATGAATGAGTTCTTGATGGAGCTTTACAAAAGTCAGGCAATAAATGTCAAGCAATTGCTTGAAAATTCGTCGCTTCCGTTTGCTGAACGTATATTGGAAAGTATTAAGCGGGATGAAGCGGAGATGTTGCAGGCCCAAGAGGAAGGTCGTATGGCGCAACTTCAGGGAATTCCTTCTGAGGTCATAGGTCAAATCCAGGCATAATTTAAAATAACGAGGCAAGATCGGAAATGATCTTACCTCGTTTCATATTGTGGCTTCCGATATGACCTTACGGGTTGGTGTGGCTATTGGGGTATTTACGGCAAATGGAAGATCTATCCGATAGCAGATCCATACGCCAATAGCACGAGTCATGAATCTGTCATCATGCATTCCTTCTACAGCTCCCATTGTTTTACCATCTTCTTTGATTTCATATGTGTCGTGTTCGTCTACGGCTTCCTCGCATCTTTCGATGTATAAAGAATCCCGTATTGCTTTTGCTTGATGGGAGACAACCATAGGCTTGGTTGATGTGTTGGTGTGAAATCCCCATTTTGCTGGGGCGCCTTGTCTGATTTGGTCGGCCGGGGTGCGGCAGTAGAGATTGGAGTAATATCCTGCTATCTCGTCTAAGATGTATTCGAAATTGTTGCCTTCCGTGCCTTCTGTTTCAAGCGTGTTACTTTCTATTACAACCATAGCATCTTCCTCGTCAGCATAAAATGTTGCCATCTGTACAGCCTTCCAAGCGCCTTTATCATGGTCGATATGGCCGTGCCATTCGGCGACCACTTCCGGGATGCCTCCGTCCATCATCCAATAGCGATCAAAGACGGTGATATCCGTGTAGTCGGCTTCATCTGAAACTCCCCCTACATCCATAACGACAATATAACGATTTCGATATCGTTTTGATTTATCCGGCATTTTCCAAATGGACAAGCAGCCCATTTCTTCTTTTGACAACCGAAGATTCTGAAGGCTTTCTACACCCGTTTCTTCCGAACCTGAAATTTCACCATGAAAAATAGGATCGATGCAAGTTTCGCGTAGTTTGAGCGTGTCTGAAAGCCGGAAACGTCGTCGGCCGGTAGATTGAAAGGCTTCTGTTGGAGTGCTTGGATATTCAGAATTCATACGCCAAATATCTTTCATGTCTTTCTTTTTTTCTCTATACCAAGCAATAGCTTCCAGTGTAGCTCCCAGTTTCCAAAGGTCCCATTCGTATTCGTCCATAGAATGGATAAACTCTTCGTGGTTATCAATAGGGATTGAATAAATATCAATATCAAACCATGCTACAAAAATGGGGAGCAGGTTATTTTTACCTTTGACAGCCTGTTGCCATGTACGATGAAAAAAATTACCAACGCCTTTTGCCGTACTTTCCAACCCTAAAATCGTATATGCTGTATCATAAATGGAACCGGATATAGACTGGATAAGGTCCTCTGGCTTTTTGCCTGGTGTAGCTCTCCAAAGTCCAATTTCGGTTAGGTGAGCTCCTGATATGTCACCGCTTCGAAGTGTATCGGGCTTTTGGAAAGATCCGATCGAGACAACACAATTTGTGTTTTGAATGACTTTGTTTTTGCTTGAACCTTCAAAGGGTGTGAATTTAACCGTTTCTCCAAGCAGATAAGAAGGGTATTTGTTTAAAGCCTTTGTGATCATTGCCCGAACGTTTCTTGACTGTGTTTCCACATCTCCACAAATGACGGTATTCCAGTTTCGACGGTGTACGAGCATTATCCAAAGCATATAAATTTGGACGAGTGTTGATCCTCCCCACTGTCGTGCTTTTAAGAGGATAAACTTGATAGGCTTTCCGGCCTTTCGTAGTTTTTCAAGTTTATTCAGTACTCTTCTTTGCGCACGGTTTAGTTTAAATGGGATATCTTTTGGGCTCACTTTATCTTTTATAAAGATGAATGAATAGGCCCAGTATTCAAAATCGTATATTATCCGATATTTTATAAATTCAATCCAAAGCTGGTTTAGGGCTTCTTCGGAATACTCCACTTCTTTAATAAATCGGATAATATATCCTTTGAATCCGTATTTGGCGAGTCTACGGATAAACAGGTTTTCTTTTATCAATTCAACCGGTAAATACATATCGCCAATAGGGGAGTCTTTTATTGAAATCTTTTTTCGTTCCCCTACGGCGCCAAGACCGGTGACTGGATTGTATGGTGCGTTTATTATTTCGTGTCTTTTTCTGTTTTCTTCCAAGATATTTTCGATCTCGAAATCATTGTGAATGTCGTGCATAATCGAGATAAAATGAATGAGATTGCTAAAGCTGAAATGTGTATTTTCCAATTAATGACATTATAGCCGAATATTGACTGCATTATTAACATTATAAGCAGCATGATTGTATATTTCTGTCGCTTCGAATGTCCATCTTGCCATATCTTGCTTAAATACATGCCGATCATGGAAAATATGATGGTTGATGCGCCGAATGTCGGTTTTTCAGAGCAAAAGATTGCAGAAGACAGGATTACAGATATTGGTATTACTATAATTGGGGCTTTGCGTCCATAATATTCTGCAATCACCGGCTTATATATCAGGTATCCGATTGAATTGAAGAACATGTGCATAAAGGTCAGATGTATGAAATTGTATGCAATCAGTTGCCAATATCGGAATCCGGAGGACAGTCCGTAATCGCTTAGATCGTAGTACCGTGATAGGGAATAAAAAAGGATAAATATGAATACCAGGATCATTTTCTTTTTAATTTGTCATTAATAATGCGTACAAATTGCCTTTTTTCGATATAGAAAGAAGGAGCTTCATTATTGATGATGGTTTCCAAATAGCTATATCCCGGATATTTTAGCCCTTTTGCAACAAATTTCCTGAAAATACTGTCGTACATGTCTATTTTCATGGGGTTGTACATGTCCGGTTGTATCCCTCTATACATAAGCGATATGTTTCTGATAGCGACTTCTAAGGTGATGTAATACCTTGGAGCCGGATAAGACATCGCTTTTTCTATGATCGTATTTTTGGGAACCCGGCGTGCGACATCCCCCAATTCTTTTATTGCCCTTTCGTATGCCTTAAATACATCATCTTTTTTTTGCCAGTTCTCTGTTTTTGCCATGAAAAAATGCTTTGGTTTGTTATAATGGCTCAAATATATAACATTATAACATATTAAACCACAAAATAATGTCTTTACTTTGCTAAAGTAATACTTTAAATATTATTTCATGGATAATAATGTAGGAAACGAAGAAGAAAAAGTACCTGTGGAATCTTCAGGGGCGACAAATAAACCTTCCAAGAAACAGGCTTATTTGGATTATATGCGTTCTCGTATGGGAGAGTCTTACGGTGAAGACGAAGACTCTGTTTATTCTGACATGCTTGATTATCGGCAAAAGAATGACGAATCACAGGAACGCATGACCGAAATACTTTCAAAAGATCCGCGCCTTGCACAAGTCCTTTCGGACATGGCTGGCGGCAAAAGGGGGGCAACTTCGGCTCTTGTACGATATTTCGGAAAGGATATTTTGAGAGCAGAAGAAGGTTCGGACGAGTGGAATGATTTGCAGAATGCCGAGAAAGAGCGTATGGAGGAATTGGAATCCATGCGTAAAAGCAAAGAGGAATACGATGTAAATATTGAAGCAAGTTTACCGGTTCTGGATGAATTTGCCACATCCAGAAAAATCGATATCGATGAATTTCTTGACAGTGCCTACAGCCGGATACTTGAGCCCATTTTCAAAGGGAACTACACTACCGAACTGTTGGAAATGTTGTACAATGCCATGAATTATAAGACAGATATTGAAGAATCCTTTCAGTCTGGTGTTGTTGCAGGGAGAAATCAAAAGATTGACAGGATGAGAAAGGATAATGCCGGTGACGGATTGCCAAGATTAGGGGCAAGCACCGCTTCAACGGTTAAACGTGCCGAAAAAAAGCCTTCTTACAAGTCGAGCGTATGGAATGATTAATCAATTTTTAATAAGTAAAGCGATGGGAAAATTTGTAAATTATGTGAGAAACGAAAAGGGATTTATTTTATCCTTGGTGTTAATGATTCTTGGGATTGCGTTTGGAGATGCATCTGTCCTTATGGCTGAAGGGGTGACTGTTGCTCCGCCAGCACCAGAAGGGGGTACGGCTACGGAAGGCCATGAGGGTTTGCAAACACAGTTAGGAGGGCAGGATACTTCTGTGACCACTTTGGAAAGAGGTGGTGAAACGGGTGATATCATAGCTGAAGACATAGACGAGGATATTGCGAAATTCCGTCCTGATTTTTTCCCGATTGATACGGTTGCCCGAAAAGCGGCAAAGAAAAAGAGAAAAACGAATTATGTTGTCAAGCATTATAATATCGATGCTTCCCGTATCACTTGTATCACGAACGCTGAACATACGGAATCTGCAAGTAAAAAACGTGTAGCATTGCCTATTGATGCCGCGGACGGCAGTGTGTTTAACGTATATGACACAATCAACGTTCGTGGAGTGGACGGTTATGCAAGTGACGGTTCGACGGTCACTCCTGGTGTGGATCTGATGCTTTATGTTGTGGCACTGGATGCTTCGTCGGGGCTTCCTGTAGTTGTGGCCATTAATGGGAAAAAGCAAAACCCGGCAGACGTGGAATGTTATGTTCCTTCTATTCCGGAGGGCACGGCCTTGTATTGTATGGCCAAGGCCGGCAGCGAAAGCCAGTTGTTCTGTCCTCCGACCAATCAGGCGCCTACGCCTCGCGAAGTCTATATGCAGCGGAAGATGTCCAACACCAAGTTTACCGAATATTTTGAGAATGTAAAGAAAAAGGTGGCCTGGGATAAGGAAGATGTGATGGAAAATGACCTTTGGGAATTCCGTCGCAAATGCGAAGTGTCCTATTTGCTGGGTATCAAGGGTAAGATCGCGATCAAGGATGCGCAATATCCGAATCGTGGAATTGAAAACGTGTATTTTCAGGAGGGTATCATGTGGTCCATCAAGAAACACTATGAATATACGAAAGGTAAGTTCAGCTTTGCGGATTTTATCGGTATTACCAAAATGAAATTTACCGGTAACAACGGAAGCAAGGAAGCCTTTGTAGGTGTCGGCAAGGATTTGTTGGAAGATATGATGAAAGTCGATTACACGTTGACGAAAGATATTAACGTGAAATCCAGAGAGAAATGGGGTATCAAATTCCAAGCCTTCGAAAGCTCTTTCGGAACGATGAATGTTGTCCATTTGCCTATTCTGGACGAAGTCGGTTTGTCGGAGATCGGTATTTGTCTTGATCTTGATATGTTGGTTCTCTACAAAATGGAGGAGGAGCGACGGAATATCAATATGGAAACGCAGGGCGAAGCTGCTGAACGCAATGTTACGATTCAGACAGACTGTTTAACGTTGAAAGGATACAGTCATCTGCTGATCAAGCCGAACACGTCCGGTTTCAATGATGCGGAACCAGATCTTGTAAAGGCAAAAACAAATGATGGTGCGACTTTGCCAAGTGAGGGAAATAAGGAAGGCGCTATCCTGTACTTGAAGAAGGATGTCGCATCGACTGGAACCAACGATGAGCTGAAGGCCGGTATGTTGGCTCAGTGGAATGGGACAAAATGGGTAAAGTATGATGGAGATGTCTATATCGGAGCCTGATAATTAATGTTTAATTAGAAAAGGGGGATTCTGCATTTTTTAGATTCTCCCTTTTTAGATAGAGATAAGGTTATGTATAAGAAAATATATGGTACATCGTCTGCCGAACTTTCGACGATTATTAATGTAGGTGGTATTCCAAGACGTATTGAATTTACAGGAGGTGTTCCATCTGGGGTATCACGGGTATCTGCGAGATTTGTAACTTCTGACAAACGGTTGCAAGATGCAATAGAGTCAGACCCAAGGTATGGTGAGCTTTTCTTTCTTGAAGTAATTTCGCCTATGCAGTTTAAAGAGAGAGTTGCAAGCAACGGTAAGGTAAAAGAGTATAATTACATTACGCGTGTTCAGGATGCTATAAACGTGTTAGTCACCAAGCATGGTGTCCAGTTAGATTCTCTGAAGAGTAAACAGGATGTAAAAGAAGCGGCCAAGAAAAAGAGTGTATCATTCCCTAATATGAGATAATCATGACAAAGCAGGGTATAATAGATAAAACCAGAGCGATAATGAATGAGATAGGTGAGGAAGAAAATCTCTCATTGTTATCAGAAGATACAGTAAAGCTGGCAGAGTATATAGAATCTGTTATACCTGATGCTATAAATCTCATAGCACAGGATGAAAATGTCTCTATTGCTTTGTTGAACACCGGAAATATGACATCTGGCGGAACAAGTAGTGAAGGTTGTACGGTAATTCCTTTACCGCAAGATTTTTTACGTTTTGTGTCTCTACGTCTTTCGGGATGGAAAAGAGAGGTTCAGAGAATTTCTCCATTTGGAAGTGAAGACTATAAGATTCAACACAATGCCGTTACCCGAAGTGGTGTAAATAAACCTTCATGCGTTTTTGCTCATAATAGGACAGGGCTGTGTATAGAATGTTTTCCATCCGGTGAATTACAATATTTCAATTATGTAAAAAGCATGACGGACTCATCTGATGATAGTCTTTCGAATTACGGTGAATCATTAATGCCCGCGATTTGTTACGCTTGTGCTTATTTGGTATATAATATATTCGAGATGCCTAATGTCGCTGAGCAAATGTTGAAAATAGCAGTTCAAGTCCTTCCGAAAATACAATGAGATATCAGTTAGATGAAGATAAGGGTGATATCAGATATGAGGTAGAAGATGAAAGACTCATATTAAAGGTAAAACCAGAGGTCGTAGAATCAGCAGGGAAAAGCGATATATATGTAATTGCAACTAATGATAATGCGACTCCTACTGACCGCAATGTGTTTTCCGCTTTGCGCTCTTTAGCCGAATTCATCAATAAAAAGAAGAATGACATTGTGCAAGGTGTAATAACCTTCATGAATGGACTGCGTATTGGAAAATTTGTTTCGGGGATGATTGGTGGAACTGGTGCGGCCATGTGGCTGGACGAAAATCGAAAGTCCATCCTCGAAATCGATAAGATCCACGCAAGGGAAGAACTGATCGTACCCAAGATCACATTCAATTGCATTGACGTAATTTCTGGTGATAAGGCAAATACATTCGCATACGGCACAATTAAAACCGTTGACAAGACAAAACGTGTTGCTACGCTCGATCTCTTGGAGGACCAATGGGGAACGCTTCATATCAACGACATTTGCCGCGGGGTTTTCCATAATATAGAAGGCGAAAATGAAGATCAAGATTTGTATGATGAAAATGGCTTCATGGGATATTCCGGTTTTGCCACTTCATATTTTACTCCAACTCGGATTGTAGAGAGCAAAGCCGGGCTGATGAGTTTTGAATACAATTTGCAGGTCGGCACAAGTGTACATCCTATGCCGGGGATGAACTTCTTTGCATATGGAAACTTTACCGATAAAGAACGACAAGGTATCACTTATGAAAACCGTTACTACCGTCGTATATTGGATAAGGTGGATACATGGATAATTGATCCAGATAAACATATTATGTATCAATCTGGATTGTTAGAGGGGTTGATTATTGGCGGCATGGAGATGCACGGGCACGGTACATTCCAGAAAAATAGCTATCTAACCGGAGTTCAAATACAATTTACACCGGAACAGATAGAGCAGTTCAGTGCTTACAGTGTGAATCTATCAAGTTATGAAGGCGTTGTAACAGTTGATGAAGAAGGAAATATCATAAATGGTGCAAAAACACTAAAAAATGTCAGCACGGGAGATATGAATGTCATTGCGGGAGAAGATAACGTGGTGACGATGGATTTCCGGCTATCTACCCGTATACAGGCGTTCAAAGGGGAAAAAGAGTTAATCTATTCAGAAACGCTTGAAGAAGGAGCATTCATGGTTGCTCTTGAGCCGATCGGATGCACGGCCCATGTTGAGAATGGGGTTGTGGTGATAGATTCTCTTGTCGATTTGCACAATATGAGCGTTGGTATAACTGTTAATTGCGAAGGTAACGCATCGTTCTTAAAAACATATTGCATAACCGCTAATCAAAATGGTTGGAACGCAATGACAGCAGATTTATCCAATGAAATGTGTGCTGTGCATTGTGATACGGATGGGAATGTTCTGAATGGATTGCCTTGCAGAACGATTGTAAGTATGTGGTATGGGACGCAGCTTCTTCCGCTCGACAAATTGGAGATAGAAGCGCCAGAAGGAGTGTCCGTTTCGCATGACATTGCTACAGGTACGGTCACGGTCACTTCTATTGAACCATCGGCGACTGCAGGAAGCCGGATCATAGCGATACCGATACGGGCATACGCAACTTTTGTCGGAGTGCAATATTCGAAGCAGGTCCAATTCAGCATCACGAAGTTGACGGACGGCGATCCGGCTATCATCTACGACCTGCTCCCGTCTGACAGCTCCATCAAAAAGAACCCGGACGGCTCGTATTCCGTATCTTCCATTTCGTGCGTACTGCGCAAGACGGACGGCAAGAATGCACCGGTACAGGTAAACACCTTGCCGGAAGGTTATACCATGATGCGTAAGATTGATAGCGGATCAGAGGTCGCCTACACCATCGGAAGCTCGCTTTCTGTAACGTCTGCCAACACAAGCATCACATTCTCCCTTTATTGCAACGGGCAATTGGTAGACCGTGAAACGATATTGGTGCTACGTAACGGAGATAAGGGAGAGCCGGGGGATGATGGAAGACCAGGAGACAAAGGCGATCCGGGCGAAAATGCCTACACCTACAGCATTTCACCGGCACAGTTCAACATCGGGAAAACGTCAACAGGCTCGTTGCAGCCCTCTTCGTTCACTTGTACTTGCTACAAAAATGGGAACAACACGCAGCAGACGGAGACGGCCCGGTGGTACGCTTACAGGAGTAACGATAACAGTTCATGGAGCCAATATGACAGCAAGACTTCCTATTCGGCCACATTTAGTGTATCGGTGTCATCATCATACAAATATTACAAGATTGTAGCGAAGCCATACGACGGCATCGAATGTGTTGCTTACGCTCAGGTCGTGGAGGACGGGACAGACGGAAGTCAGGGGCCCGTGGGTGCAATGCCGCGTGCGCGTGGCAAATATTCGTCGAGTACGACTTATGTCTACAACAGCGAATATCGAGATATCGTGTATACAGACGACGGGCGTGTTTGGATGGTAAAGAGCTACGGGCAGTCGTTCTCTAATGTTGCTCCTCCGAACAGCAGCTATTGGGTAGAGGGCAATAAGCAGATATTTACCGCAATCGATACCGCACTGATCGACGGGGCTAACATTGCCGGTTTCCAGTTTAAGAACAAGAAGATGCAGTCACCCAACGGGAATTTGATATTGGACGGAGCGAACGGAAAGATCACAGCTAAAGACGCGGAAATTGAGGGAACGTTGGTTGCCAAGGATATTAAAGGATCGAACCTGATAGCTCTTTCTCACGTAGTCAAAGTAACGATCAAAGGCAGTACTGTAACGACAACGAACATCAAAGGAGGCACACCCGTATTTGGAGTAGATGTTCCAATAGGAGGATGGAGATTAGTTACTTTAGGTGGTGAAAAGTGTGTGGCTCCTCCCTATGGTTCATATGACTTTAGTAGGTTGTATCCTATAGTCTTTGGTTCGCCTAATATGACGGACTCGAAGCACTTGTATGTATCTGTGCTCAAAGATTACCAAGCAGGCTTTCCTTGGGCGTTCAGCATATCGGATGACTCCACTTGGAACGACGGTTCATTCTATGTGCTTTGGGTGGCGTTGCCTAAATAAAAACAAGCATTAAGAGATATGAAAGTAAAAGTAGATTTCGGTTCATTTCCCATGTATATGGGGGACGACAAACAGAAAAAAATAGTCTGCGACATCCGTAAAGGGTTTGCGAGCAGGATATATACGGACATCTCCGGTATTGAAGCACATTTGCTGGCAGAAAAAATATACCGCTCGGAAGGTGTAATTGAGCTTAATGAGGGGGAATGTGCCATTATTGGCAACGCGGCGGAAGTGCTGTTCTATGGTTCTTTCGCTGATAGTTGGCACGACTACGTGAAGAAACACAAAGAAGAATAGCCTTATGGATAATCTCGACATTAGTAATTTCCGTAGCGTTTCATCGGCAAAAGATGCCGACAACATCCTGATGGTTCTCTCTGACGGAATGAACGGCAAAATGACGGTTGGTCTTTTCAAAACCGTCTTTGGAAAGGGTATCGCTCCGAGCA